TGATAATCTAACCGTAGAATATGAGTATAAGATCAAGTTATTAAACTCGATGCTTACTCGGTTTAGTAAGATGCATCCTGTGTGTGATGTCAAGGAATATAGGAGTGTCCTTAGATCAGACCGATATAATAGAGATGCCAATTATCGCAAGAGCGTAGATAACTATTTATCACTCTATATTGATATAGAGAATATGCAATTGGAAATTGACACTCTTTTGAGAGTCATGAGACGTAGAGGAATCAGTGCGGAAGGAGATGTTGGGGCGACCAACAACTTGGACACCCTAGTAGATAGAGAAAACTTAGAGGATGAAGGAAAGATCGAGGACAGTGTGAGTGTTTCAAAATTTAGGTACTCGAACTCGCCGGATACAAGTGTAGACTTACACAAGTTTCTGCGACGCCCTGTGCTTATATATTCGAGCGATGAGATTTTATCGGGGGGCACTTGGAGTAACACCAGATATTCTGGAGTTACTCTAGCGCCATGGCGGACATACCTTGCAAGTCCGGCTATTAGGGCCAAGTTGCGGAATTTTGGTTTTCTCAGGGCAACGATGTGTTTAAGAGTGACATTTTCCGGCACCCCTTTTCACCAAGGTAAGGTTGTAGTAGCACCCGTTCCTATACCCTCGCAAGTACCAACAATTACGGCTTGGGATACTATAGATTTAACAGGTCAGTTAGGAACTTATTTTTTAACGTGCATAAAACAAAAAGTAATAATAGATGTTGGCGAGAATAAACCCATTGAGATGAGATTTCCTTATTTCAATTATATACCAATAGGTCGATTGTTTAACAATACTGGAACGGTAGCGTCTAGTGATGTATTCGATGACTTCTCTGATTTACTTGATGTGCATATGCGTAATATAAACAATATAAGAGCTGTTTCAGACACCGCTGGAGATGTTGCATGTAATGTATATGCATGGTTAGAGGATGTTGAACTCGGTAGTGCCACTGCCACTCAAATGGTCGTTGCTAATGCAGAGGGAGATGAGCGTAAGGTGGGACCAGTGGAGAAGATGTCATCGGCTTTAGCACACAAAATGTATCAAATGAAAGATGTCCCAGTTATAGGACCATATGCAATGGCATCTAGTGCTGTAGCTGAAGAGGTTGGGAATCTTTCCGCTTTAATGGGATTCTCAAGACCCATATCTGAGCGAGAACCTATGAAGATAATTTTTGGCAGAGAAACTAGTGCATCTCATGGAGTGGGATCGACTTTTGGAAAGAAGATAACCTTAGATCCTTTACAAGAAGTGTCCATTGACACGTCATTCTCAGGCGTGTCCGAGGATGAGATGAATATAGGCTATATTGCTAATATTGAAAGTCTTGCTCATCAAGTTGATGTGTTTGTTTCGGCCAAGCTATTTGATGTGATATTTGACCTGCCAGTGACACCACAATATGCTCAACCTTTGGTTATAGGACCAAAGACTTATGCTCAACCGACTAATTTATGGTTTAGTAGCTCTCCTTTTTCTTACTGGAGAGGAACGATTATCTATAGAATTGAGATAGTCAAAACTAAGTTTCACCGTGGGAAAATAGGTATACTATTTGATCCAAACCCCGCAGCCACGACCCAAGATTCAATCAGTCTGGAGAAAATGATTATAGTTG